TATCTTTTTTTCATTCCTTTCTTTCAATAGTACAAGGTACAATATTATATACTATTTATATATTTTTTAAGAGATTATTATAATTTAATGTTTTTACATTCCTTTATTTAATAACTCAAATTTATCATGTACCTTGTACTTTATCTTAAAATTTCTTATAAAATCAATACTTTTCAAAGTACAAGATTGATTTATTTCATCTTGTACCTTTTTAAATCTTGTACCATTTTGAAAATAAACTTTCAAAAATAAAGGTTACAGTAGAAGAATTAGTTACACTTTTTGAAGTAGTATTTTGTACCGTTTTCATCTATCAGAATAGGATATGCCAAATCACCTTTAACTTCTACTGATAGAGTAAGTTTGAATGTATTCAGTATTTCAACAATTGCTTTTGCTGCAAAATTAACTTGCTCTTTTCCCATTTTTCATTTCCTCTCTCATAACAATAAGTTTATCAATGATCAATTTGTTTCTTTGAGTAACTTCTTGAGGTACATTTGTCTGATTTAAAGCCATCATTCCAAAATTAATGATCAGTATAAGAAGTTCTTCTTCAGTTAAAATGTTCATTTTTACCACTCCAATCTACCAAAGATGAAAACGAATTTAAACATATAGGCGGTATATTTAAACTAAGAATATCAAGATATACTTTCTTTGTTTTCTTGATTTCTTCTAATTCTTTATCACTTATTTCAAAACATACCTCAATTCCATTACCCACATTTGATTCAAATCTTGTGGCTGGTAGATCATTACACCCTTCATGTGTATAAACACAGTTAGTCGTTCTTGTTTCTACTGGCTTCATTTACAACACCCCTTAAATAATTAAATGGATTATCTTCACCCAATTCATTCTTATAATAACAATCGTAACAATCATGAATCCAAGCCAAACAGTTTTCTACACCATCTAACTCTGATAATAATTTAAATTCTTTTTCATGTGTATTTTCAATCCCATATCTGTTACCCATATAGAAAGCATCATAATTGTTTTCCAATTTATCAATCGCTTCTAAATACTTGTTCATTTTTTAGTTTCCCCCTTAAATATTTCTGGATTATCTTTGATAAATGCATATAGTTGATGTGCTAGACCGTCAATCATCTTTTCATCATGCTTTACATATCCAAGTGAATACAACATGCCATGTATACATTCATGAAGAAACGATACCTTCATTGTATCTTTTCCAGAATAATCTCTAATGTTAATTTCCTGGTCGGCTTCAAAAATTTCACTAGCATAATCTGGACCCATTCTTAAATCGCACCTTACATTAACCTTATATGGAACTGCATTTATAATAACTTTGTTTGGTATTCTCATAGTTAATCAACCTCACTTCCCCTATACTTGAACCATACACCATCATTATAGAAAACTGGTTTTATGTACTCATTTTCATTCACATATACACAGTTTTTATTTGTTTTTCCATTGAATACATAATTTACTTCTGTATCGTCTGCAATCTGATAATACTTTTTATGTTCATTGTTCCAGTACCATTCATTTTCAATAAGTTCATGTTTCTGTAATGGTCTGTTTTCATAACTTTCATGACCAGAAACAACCGCACAAGTAATAAATAACCCTAAAGTACAGCCTAACATCAAACATATTAAATTAACTATCATTATTCTCACCCTTTCTTAATTCGTTTAGATGATCAGCAATATAAATAAATTCTTCTACTGTTAGCTTTTTTGTCTTTTTGAAATCCTCAACACGATAAGACTGCCTACCTTCTGTTGCTTGAATATACTCATTTACTTTTTCTTTGCTTATTTCCATCATCAATTTCAATCATTAATATCTGATTATCTAATGGATAATCTTCACATAATTCATCAAACAACTCTGGTTCATTATCAGCTAACTTTGTAAAATCAAACATCTTCTTTGTTCTGTAAATATTTAACTTTGATTCTTTCTTTTCCATATATTTACCTCTTTTCTTTATAATCAATCCATTCCTGGATACAATCATCACTAATATCAAAATATAATTGAAGTTTTTTCAAACAAATATACACATCAGCAATTTCTTCACATAAATTAGCAGCAAGAGAACTTTTATACTTTGGATTGATAACTCCTTCATTTAAATATCTCTGCACTTTTGATATTGCCTGTATTAATTCTGCTGGTTCTTCCATGCATATCAATAACTGTGTTTTTGTATCTTTATTGATAAGTTTAAACTGTAAATCTTCATTTACCTTAATCATTTTTAACGCTCCTTTTTAATTGATCCATTTGATGATTGGATCACCTTTAAAACCTTTAACCCATACAAACCATGCATAAGCAACAGCACTTGATGAATATTTTTCAAAGTTTCCATTTTTAGCACAGTTTAATCTTGATGAACTTACATATACTACTTTTGGTGGGTGGTTCATGAAGAATTTCTTTCTGCTTTTGCCCTCTAAAAATTGCAGTTTCAAAAACATAGCTACTTTATTACCTTCATCAACACTTTCAATTGCTTTTTCAGCAAACTGCAAAGCATATTTATATGGTGGATTGGTAACAATATCACCATGAAAGTTTTCTAGCGTTTCTTCTAAAAAATTCAAAGGTTCATTGTCACCATACCCTCTATATATTAGATCTGTTGAAATAACGTTATATCCACGTTTTTCTAATACCTTTGATAAATGCCCTTCACCACAAGCACATTCCCATACAATATTATTGAAATGTTCAACATCTAACAGTAATTCCATTGCTTTTGGTTCAGTGGCATAATAATCATGTTCCTGTCTAGTTTCTTTTGAATGATTACTGGCACCCATTGTGACAAATGTTGATGCCTTGCTCCCTATCCAGTCTTTATTCTCTCTCTCTCTCTCTCTCTCTCTCTCTCTGTTCATTTAAACACTCCTTTAATATTCAACAAAAATTTGTAATTTTTTTCCTTTTATCTTTTTTTGTTTAGTAGTAATTTTGAAATATTTTGTGATTTGTCTACTAAAATTTATTTTTTTCAAAGGTTCTAAACCATCATTTATACAGTATTCAACATATTTTTGATAAACTTCACTAGTAGGTTCATATAAAATATCATCTAAACTAATATCTTTTATGAAACCTATTAAGGGGTTATTTGCTTCTTCAAAATCATCTAATTCTTTCTGGACTTTTTCACTTATAGTAAATTTATTATTTTTGATAACTCTTTTTAATCCTTTGATTGCTAAAGTTATCAAATATTCAACTGATGATTGTTCACTTAATTTATATTTGATAGATGGGTCAAAACCTTCATCTTCTTCACTGAAAACCGCATTGAATGGTATAATGATCATTCTTCTCAATAATGCACTGTTATCTTTACCTTTTCCCATACGTGGTATAGAATTGGCACTGAATATTAATTTAGCATAATTATTGAAATCAAACGGGTTCTGTCCTTTTCTTTCAACGTTTAATCTGTCACCAGTTGCTAATTTTTTTAAAACTGCGGTATTGGCAACAAATTCATCACCTATATCGTCACCTATGTTTGCCAGTTTTCCAAACATTTCAGCGGTTTTGAATCTTTCACCAAGTTCCTGTAATTCCAAAGCAACGATATTTTTCTCACCTAATATCGTCTTAAATAAGTCAATATATGTAGATTTTCCATTTGATCCGTCACCAGTAAGCATGAAGAATTTACCAATTTCATTTCTTCTGTAAAACGTATACCCTATACATTCTTCAAGTAAATTTCTAATCTTTTCATCATTGCAGCTTATTTTATTAAGTGTATGATCAGCTAACTCACTATAAGCATTAGGGTTATAATCCCAATCAATCTTATTTGTAATTATGAATTCTGGTGAAAATGAAAGTAATTCATCATTTTCAATATTATATATTCCATTTCTAAATGCTATATAATTGGCATTTTCTACTGGTGTATTATCTCTAATCAAGAGTTCAAGATAATCATATACCTCTTTTCTTTTTGCTCTGTTTAACTGCGGTATATGATAAATCATCATACTTTCTATTTCATCTTGTCCGCTTACATATATACCGTCTTTGTATAGATGCAACTGGTTGTTTATTTTGATGATATGATGATTATTTTTTAAGAAAACTGCAAACTTATCAAATAAGAAAGTAGTGCCTTTAAAGAATATCGGTTTTTTAAATGCATCATCACGTAAAATTGTTTCTATTTCACGTTCATCTAATGGATCATTCAAAACGTAACTATTAATGGTTCTGATTGTTTCTCTTGCTTCCTTAACTGAAAAATCATTACTCTGTAAAGTTAATATATAATTGAACAATGCTTGATTTCTACCGTCACCAGCTTCCATATTTAAGAATTCCATATTGCTTCTTACTGGTGTCAAGTATTTAGGCAATAAATCAGCTTCTTCATTTTCAGCAGTATCATAAATAATCTTACGTTCTACACCGTCTATCTTCAAAATTGAATAAGAACTAACTCGACCAACTTTAATATCAGCATTAATACCAGTTGCTAAAAAACAATGTGTCTTGCATCTTTCTAAACCGCTATTTTTGAATAGAAAGTGTTTACCTCTGCTGGTTTCATAAACTCTGCATCTTAATTTTTTGTCCTTGATGATTTTAAGCAATATCTCACTTTCTTCAAAATCATCAACATCAATCAAAACTGTTTCTCTTGCAAGAATACCAGCAAAACTATTTAATCTCTCTACCTGTTCATACGTTTTAAAATCACTTCTGTTTTTAAATTTTTCAATGCATTTTTTACCGTTTGTTTCCACATATCCTTTAAAGAACATCTTCATTCACCACCTTCAGAAAATATTTGAAGTTTTCCATTTTCCTTTTTGTACTTTTTCCCTGTTTTTCATAAGACTGATAGATATTTTTATAAATTTTAATATCATCTTTCATTTCTCTTAATTGTTTTTCTTCAATATATACACCATTTGAATATTTACCATTATCCACTTGATTTTTTGTTTCTGCATATAACTGCTTATAATGAAAATAAACCTTTCCACACAACTTAAATTCTGCTTCATTTTCATCAGCTACTTTTTGAAAATAAACTTTCAAAACATCTAAGTATTCTTCATAATCTGGCAATGATCTGATGAATTTCATGAACTTATGAAACTGTTTTTTATTTTTTGGAAACACACCCTTTAGGTAAATAATCATACGACCATTAGGATAATTTATTTCTAATACATCACACATACCCAAAATCACCCAATCTTTTGTATGCCAAATCTATATAAAACTGTTTATCAAGTTTATCTGGAACTTTTAAACCATTTACATCACCGTTAAAAGAAAATGCATGGATAGGACAGTTTGTGACTTTTTCAAATGACTTTGTGGTTTTGTGTTGTTTATAATACATTCCATCATTTTCATCATTTGATGCAAAGATTCTTATGCATTTTTCTTTGATCTGTTTACCGTCAAAATTATATCTTTTAACGGTTTTTCTCTTTCCGTTTACTGTTTCTTTTAACTGGCTAAACGTTCCACCATGATATAAGGCATCATATTTATTGCTTATTTTTGTTACTAACTGAAATTCTTTCAATTCATTACACTCATTAATGGTTGTTTCTATATCTATACCATCAATCATATAATTCACCAGTGCTTTATTTATGATTGGTAAATCATAATCCAAACTGCTTAATTTTTTTACATACGATCCTTTAGATTTAACCGCACCAGTTTCTCTATCAACAATCAAATAATTATTTACGTCTTTCTGGAATATTTCACCAAAGAATGTATCAAAATCCATTTTCATACCTGTTCTTTTTTCCCATTCATATACAACATCATCAACTGTATCAAAATCTTTTTCATAATTTTTCAATTCAATAAGAATACCATCAGTATTATTTTGTACTAATATAAAATCTTTCCCTAATGCAAGTTCAAGATGTTCTATTAAATCTAACAATAGCAATTGCCCATTAATACAAATGCTGTTGTTTGACATTGGATCATAAAGTGCTGATGATTTCTGTTTCATCTGTCCAGAAATAGCATTATCCATGATTTTAAATGGAAGTCTTGCTTTCTTATCACCTTTTCTTTTAAATTCAATATTTGAATTATGTATAAACTCAAAATTTTCTGGATTATCCATCACTCTGTACCCAAATTTATATCGTTCCTGTAAGCTAGGATAATAAGCGGTTACATCAATGATTAAGAAACACCCTTTTTTATGGTATTTGGTTCTTGCACCATGACCACCACCCCAAGAAAATGTATGTTCAACACTAGCAACAATAACTTTATCCTGTTTCTTTGAATAATTATGATTTTCTTTTTTTCTGTACCAGTTAGCAATGAATTTATATTTTTTCAAATCAAGACAATCCAGAATAGGAAAATCAAATTCATCATTAAAATTCTGTCCTTTTCTGTTTCCGCCAAGAATTTCAGCAGCTAACTGTGCTTTTGTTTTAGAAATAGAAGATATTGATAATTTAAAGTGTTTGATAAAATACATCATTGTATTAAATTCATCAATTCTTTTCAAGAATACTTCAATTGTCTGTTCGACATCATGCTTACAATATTTTATAGTTTCCTGGATTTCTTCATCTGTCAGTTTTCTGTCTATATCAAACGGTACTGAACTTTCTTTTATGTCATTGCCCATGAAACCTTCAAAAGATTTTAACCCTCTGTCAGTTCCAAGCATAACATCATAATTATTTAATGGATAATGCTTTAATAAACTGCTAAATTTCCAGCCTGGCAAACCTTTTACAATGATATAATCATTTATCCTCTTTGGATTAAATCCGCATAATATGCCTTTCAAAATGTACTGATCATAATGCCTGTTATTGAAACCAACCCATATATCACTGGAAAACTGATTGTAAATTTCTTCTAATTTATTTTCATCATTGATAATAACATGCTCTTTCTTATTAGTTACATCAATGATCACTACCAGCCAATCATATTTAAAAACTTCAAAATCATAGAAAAGCATTGTTCCAGCCCCTTTCTTTAGGAATAAGGGAAGATAGAAATCTTCCCTGTACTGTTAATCTTCCAGTGCATATACTTCCAAAATTTTAAACGTGTTGAACTGTGAGTTTTTGCTATCTGCTTTATATTCCAAAGCATATTCATAGTTACCATGAATTTCTTCAAATACATCAAGAATCTGTTCATTGCATTTTGTATATGTGAATCCAGCGTTTGTAAAATCATATTTGGTTTCACATTCACGTGTTAAACCTTTCAATAATTCATGCATTTTGTGAATACCTAATGGAAAATCAATGACCTGGTTCATGAAAATCATAGAATTTTTATATTCACCTTCAACGATCTTAAACCAGCATGTAAACATTACTCTTTTTGATTTACTTGTTTTCATTTCCAATTTTTCAACTGAAACTTCATAATTTCCATGTGGTACTTCCTTAAAGTTCTGTTGACTACCGTTTTTATCAAATTCTTCCAAATCTTTTTGTAAGCCTTCTAAATCTACTGTCTTATCAAATTCTTCCCAAATATTGCTCATGATTAATTACCTCCTAAAATTCCATTAATATCAATGATGTTTCCATCTGATCCAGTGACTTTTGGTAACTCACCGTTCCATTTTTTAATAAACTGTTCCATCAAAATTTCATCTGTTAATTGTGATGTCTTTGCTGCATTGGCAGCAGCTTCACCCTGTGCTTCAATCAACTTTGTTTCAGCTTCTTTTTCAGCTTTCAAACGGTTCTGTTCAGCCGTTTCCACCTGTTTTTTAGCAACTGCTTCTTCCTTGATTGCTTTTTCAATTTCATCACCAGCATCAATATCTTTTAATGTCAGTGCAGTTAATGTAATACCTTCGTTTTCAAATTTTTCACTTAATAGTGCTACTGTTTTTTCAATGATTTCATTTCTTTTCTCACCTAAAATATCAATCACATTGTATTGAGAACAAACGGTATTGAGTGCATCCTGTGCATAGTTTCCAATGATGTTTTTATTTAAGTTGTCCAAGGTTTTATAACCCTTATAAACCTTGAAGGCATTTTCTTCAGAAACTCTATATTTAACATTCGTTTCAACACTGATCCATTGAGCATCTTTTGTTTGAACTGATAAATTTTCATCAGTTCTTTCCTGTGTTGTTGTATCAATTTCATAAATTTTATCAACGAATGGAACAATTAAATGAACACCTTCATCTAATGTCTTTTTGCTTGTTCCATTCAATGCTGAATATCTTACACCAACTGAATTAGCTGGAATAATCACAACTGCACTTGATAAAATGAAAACTGCTAATGGAATTAAACTGAATAAACATTTCTTGTTTAATTTAAATGTGAAATCATAATCTACTTTCTTAATTCCAAACCCAATGAATGAGATTGGAATTAAAAGAAATAATACAGCTTTTAAAATGAAAATAATAATTCCTGTCATAACCTATACCTCTCTATTCTGTTCTTCTCTTACGTGTTCTTCTTTTTGGTTTTTCTTCTTCAACTGTTTCTTCTTCAACATTAGCTGGTGTTTCCACAACTGTTACAGTTTCTTCATCTTTTTTCTTTGATGATCTGCGTTTTTTAGGTTCTTCACTTTCACCACTGATATTTACTTCATCATAAAGTGCTATAAAATCTTCATAAGATGTTGGAATCTCACGATTGTTAATAGTTAATCTTCCACCACCAAAAATAACTTCACTCTTTTTAAATGAAAGTGTATAGTTGTCACCTTCTGCTACTGCTCTTGCTACAATATCAACCATACCAGCAACTTTATTAGCAACTTTTTCACGTAAATTAGGCTTGATAGCAGTAATCTTATCACCGCCACGTTTAGTAATATCTTTGCTTGTATCTTCATGAGAAATTAGAATGATATTTTCATAATTCAAGTTCATAAATCTTCTCATAACTGAAAGAAATTCAGTAGTGACTTTATCCCATGCTCTAAAACTATCATCACTTTCATGTGTAATTCCCATTTGATCATAAATATATAATCTGCAATATTCATAACAATCTTCTAGTAAGTCAACAACGATTGTTTTAAAATCATTGTCTTTCTTTTCTAATTCAGTAATAACATCTTTAAAAATATCCCATGCTAATGTTCTGTTCATCATTCGACCGTTCTTTTCAAGTTTATCCTGTATTGAAATATAAGGTGCAGTAACAAACTTAATATTTCCATCAGTATTCAACATCAATGGGTCTGGGAATTTATCAGCAAAAACCGTTTTACCGCTAAACGGTGCACCATAAACCCAAATAACTTTTTTGTCAACTTTTTCTACTTTTCTACGTTCATTTTTTGGTAATAACATATAATCTTTTCCTTCCTTACAGTAATCTTTAAATTCACACCAGTTACATAACCATGAGTAATTTTTTTCATACTTTGTAGCTTCAACTGTATGTTTTACATCAATTAGAAACTGAATAACCTTTTCATGATCATATTCAATTTCTCTAATGAATGGTTCAGCGTTTTTCAATTCATCACTGATTAATTTTCTATACATCATCAGTGATTCATTCTCACGCTTTTTTCTAACTTTAATCTTTGGTACAAATAAGAAATACAAGTTTCTTATTTTCTTACCTGGATTAAGTTTTTCAAAATAATACTTGTACAAATGTAACTGATCACTTTTCAAATAATTCTCTACATTATTTGAATACTTAAAATCATAAATATCATATACATTTGGCACATCTGCATCACGAAACCCTTTTACTGGAACTAGCAAATCAATGAAACCTTTAAAATCATCATCTTCAATCAATACTTCATGTTGACCGTCTGGGCATATCTTTTTTGCCCTTTTAATCATTTCTTCAAGTTTTATTGCTTCATTGATGATTTCATCAGTTATAACAGTATAATTTGAATAATACTGTTCAATTGCTGCATCTACATCTTTTTCTAAGCCAGCATGTAATGCAGTTCCTAGATACAGTGCATTATCAGCATTATCCGCTGGTAATGTTTTCAGTTCGTCAATATAACGCATTTTGAACTGATATTGACATCTTTTAAATGTTTCAATTCTTGAATGTGATACTTGCAATCTATAACCCCCTTTACTAAATTTTTAAAATTTTCAAAGCCTTCTGGATATAGAATAATTCCTATCCCATTAGCTTCATTTATTCTCAAGGTATTTAACTTTTGTATATCAGAAGCCTTACCGTATGTATCTTTCAATTCACACGATATGAATATACCGTTAATACATAGTAGTAAATCTGGTATACCGCTTTTTTGATAACCGCCACCCCATATTTTGGTAAACCATCCAACTGGTTTTACCTTTATTTTCTGTTTTGGTGTTCCAGCTTTGTAAATACCCATTGAAATCAAGTAATTTTCAACCTTCTTTTCAAAATTCTTTTCACCAGCCATTATTTCACCTTAATTCTGATTGATGATGAAACATTTGATGTTTTGGTACATTCAGCCGCAATATCTGGATAATTCATCTTTAATTTTTTACTGTCAATGGTATTTCTGGTAGAAGGTGCAATATACGTAATTTCTATCTTGTCACTTGTAAATTTCTTTACATTGTATTTTTCCATTGCAGTTTTAATAGCTTCTTTCATTTTTGATGATTTTTCTTCAAGCGTTTTCTTTTGGACTTCACACTGTTCTACGACCGCTAAAGCGTTGGCTACCTCATAATTGAATAATTCAATTTCATTTTCACCTTCAACAATTGCATAAGCACATTTTGACGGTTCTGTTTTCATTTCATTTTCATTACAGCAATCTTCACACCCATGTTTGATTTCACAAAAGAAACAGCATGTTTTTTGTCCATGTGGACATTCATTTTTACATCTAATCATTTTTCTAACTCCTTTTCATATTTATTTTGTAATTTCAATACCTTATCCGTATATGTGGTTGAAAATACTCCTTTATCCCATAAAATCTTTGCACCAGTTTCACCCATGTTATAAGCCATTAATACCTTTGCTGGTTCTTCATATTTTTCAAACAGTTTTCTTAATATGAACATTCCAGCACGTGTATTTTCGTATGGATCACTAATATCTTTAATGCCTAATGTATTTTTAAGTTCATCATGATTAACTTCATTAATCTGAAACAATCCATAATCACCAGTATTACTAACTGCATTAGTGGTGAAGTTACTCTCTTGATCAATAAGTGCTAACACAAATGAATAATCAATATCATATCCATCACATAATAGATAAATAAATTCCTGGATATTTTCATCTAATCCAATGTTAATGGCTTTGAAGTTTGAAACACTTGACAATTCCAATGTTTCATCTTCTTCAAACGCTTTGTTTTCACCATATTTTAATGATGTATGAGTGTTTGTTTTGAAATAGGCATAAGTACCACCAAATCCCAAAACGGCACCCAGAATTAAAGAAATAAGTAAACTGATTGTTATTTTCTTCATTACTTTATCTTTTGTACTCTTTGAATAGATCATCTGTATAATCCTTCCTTTCTTTCAATGTCTGATAAATGCTTTCTTCAATTGATCCACTGCATAATAGAATGTAATAGAAACATCTGTTTTCCTGTCCAATCCTATGGATACGCTTTTTGCTTTGTTCAAAAAGTTCACTTTTATCAGTAAGGGTAAAATATATAATCTTATTTGCCTTTTGAAGATTTAACCCTAATGCCCCAGCTTGATACTGGACAAGCGTTATAGAATTTGAATATTTTTCATAATTCTTTAAATCTTTTGTTTCACCATTTACTTCACTAACTGGTTTGTCATATATCCTACAAATATCTTTTAATGTTTCTAATTCAACATTAAAGTTGTAAAAAACAACTATTCTATCATTTGTTGATTGAATTAAATCTTCAAACATCTTTAATTTATCTCTGTTGTATACTGAACAAAGCTGTCTTTCACATAATCTTTTTGAAAAATCACTATCACCAATAAATTCAACATCTTTTAAACTCACATAATCATTATCTATAAATGTTTTATATTCACTTGATGTTTTACATTTAAGTTCAATAAATGTCTGTTCTGGCAAATCAATAACTTCTTCCGTTTTCATGAAGATAGCACCATGTTCACGCATCTTTCTTTTTAATCTTTCAACATTTTTATATGGATCGTTTTTATCAACCACATTATGCTGAAAGTCACCAGAAACAATTTTTTTGAAATTGACATACGTTATGTCATAAGCACGTTTGGATATATTCCACCCAAGCAAATGGCACTGTGACCATAGATTTTCATATTTCCCAGAAGTTGGTGTACCAGAAAGAAGAATTACATTGTCATATTTCATCTTTAAAATAAATTTTGTTCTCTTGCTCTTGTCATTTTGAATTAATGAACTTTCATCTAACATTAGTGTAAAATCTTGAAGTTCTAACAATTCTTTTCTTCTAAAAGCTAGATCATAATTAATAACACCAACAACTTTTATATAGTCGTATACTTTGGCAGTTTGTATAAATTCTTCAAATGATTTTTTATTTGTTAAATCATATATTTCATGATCATAATAATTTTTAAAATGTTCAATCCAATCTGTAACTTTGGATTTCTGGCAAACAACTAAATTTACATTCTTACCTTTATTTATTAACTTTTCAGCACCTATAAATGTTTTTCCTAACCCCATATCAAGATAATAGGCAACATTTTTATAGTCTTTAGATTTTTCTAAAACTTCTTTTTGATGCTGCATGAAATTAATTGTTTTCATGATCAATCCTCATTTACATCTATTCCAGTAATCAATTTGAATTTTTCAGCATCAAAATTTGGAATGTTTTTGATTTCTTCTTTTTCTAATTTGCTTAAAGATTTCCACCATTTTATATTGGCTTGTGATACATCACGTTTTTTTAAATAACCGCCGTTGATTTCCCAATCTGGATTATCTGCTTTTTCTTGATCACTCATATCACAATCCCATATCCATTCAACTGGTGCATCATCAATTCTTCTTAACAAATAATAGGCATCACTATTTCGCCATTCTTCAAATGTAACATCACTTTCTTTATCAAAGAATTTAAGTTTTTGATTAACTGTATTGAAACAACCCAAACAGAAAGAAGCCTTGTTCCAATCACCACTGTTCCAATCACCACTGTTGCAATCACCACTGTTGCAATTACCACTGTTGCAATTACCACTGTTCCAATCACCACTGTTGCGATTACCACTGTTGCAATCACCACTGTTCCAATTACCACTGTTGCGATTACCACTGTTGCAATTACCACTGTTGCAAAGTCCAGTGCAGTCTTTTCCAAGATTTACAAGATCAAGAACTTCATGCCATGTTAATTCTCTGTCAATTCTGATTTTATTAGTACAAGACTTATCACCATCACCAGAATTATCAATCAAACCTAATGCAGTTACTTCCGCTACTTTGTTATTAGAATTAAAATTATAGTATCTAAAACAATCACTAGCCTTTTTACAGAAATGAAAACCCCTGTCACAACATACTGGTGTTTCTTCCATTTCAAATGTTTTACCTACTTCATATTGAAATCCTCGACAAGTCCAATCTGGATTGAATACTTTATAACCTTTTATTTCCATTTGTTTTTTCCTCTCTTTGTGCTATAATTTTATTGAAAAATTTTATGTGTGCTGAAATCTTGCATTTCAGCATTTTTTAATGAATTTATAATATGTTTCTTCACCTACATATTTCTTTAATAAATAAGGGCTTATGTGATAATCCCATTTATCACTTGTTTTTGTAGCAAAACCAAATGGGGTATTACCTTCACGTAAAGCAGTTCTTACAAAAGGCTCTGATTTACCTAACATCTTTGAACATAGCCCAACTGATATTTTTAACGGTTCATCTGTATCAGTGTTTTCTTCTAAGTTAAAACTGCAATCAAGAACTTCTTCTAAAACTTTTAAAGTATCTTCATTGGGTAAGTTCTTATTTGATAAATACTGGCTTACTGATGATTTGCTTTTACCTATTGCTTTAGCAAGTTCTACTTGATTAAAACCCTGTTTGATCATTGCCCTTTTTAAATCTTCTGCAAAACTCATATTTCACCTTTATGTTTTAAAAAGTCATTTACCCATGGAAAATCCTTATCTTGAAATGAAAGATAATCTTTGTTCTTGTCCTGTCTAAAGATCAAAATAAACTGCTTATTTCTTTTTGCTCTCAAAACTTCATAATTTCCGTTAGGTTTCAAGATCATAAACCCTTTTTCTTCCAAATACTTTTTAAAATCATTAAGTAAATATGTAGGCAACATGTTTTTAATTGCCATTTGTATCACCTTCCTCAATTTCAATTCCTAATACTTGATAACTTTCCTTAAACAGTTCACATACGAAATTTCTTTGTTGTTTGGAAATTAATTTCAACTCTTTTTGAGTTTCATGTTTCCATGAACCGTAAGGACACCCCATACAGCCAGTTCTTAAAATGTGATCGTATATTTCTGGAACTTCAATTTTATACTCATGTTCTATTGCTTCTAACATTTCATTTGTTAAATCATATATTGGGTGAAAAGTACCATCTTTTGAAAAACAAGATTTATATTGACTTTTTCTTAAATTTCCCTCAACACTACGAACACCTAAAATTGCATGTCTGCCAGTTTCCTTTTCATAACGTTTTAAAGGTTTCTTTTTTAAATGCGTACAGCATTTAGGACTAACTTTATGTAATTTGCCACTTAATAATAAATCTCTTGCTTTATTATTTAATTTGAATAAAGTTTTATATGTTTTCTTATCTTTACCTTCAAAAACATAACCATTAATATGTTTCATTAAAAATTCAGTTCTACACCCTTTTTGATACCTTTCTATAAACTCATCTTGAATTTTGCTAAAGCATGGACTACCATATTTTTCTTTGATTTCAAACGGTTTTATTTCTGGTATTAAAATAACATCAGCATTATTTCTCATTCTCTTTAATATTTCATGATGTTCCATGTATGTATTAACTGATACAATTTCAATCTGTTCATCTTTCAAATATTCTTTAATGAACCAGTAAAGAAAATGACTATCTCTACCACCAGAATAAGAAAGATAATAATTTTCTCTGTTTTTAGGAAATCTGCTTTTTAGATCTTCTAAATAAAAATCAATTTCTTCTTTACTTACATTCTTCTTCAAAGTATTCATTGCAATCACCACACATTATATTTACTTCTTTGGTTGCTCTAACGATACAACCGCATGACGGACATACATATTTTCTTGTTGACTGTCTACTTTTTGCAGTATTCAGTTTGACCATTTTCTTTCGATAAAGTTTGAAATTCTCATGTTTCAGTTCATCAATGAATTTGGAACACTCATCATTTAACTTTGTGATAGTCCACCCATATTTGCTATCTTTTTCAATTGACAAACCATGTTTTTCTGCTTCAACTTTAAAATTTTTATTGTGATATGTACCACCTCTTAATGTATCTTGTACATCATTCTGTAAATTCCATAAATGAACCATTTCATGTAAAAGCGTTGCACATACTTCTTTGAAATCTCTGTTTAGATGTTCCGCACACATGTTAATTTCATAATATCCTTCATCTTCATTTTCACTACTGTTCCAAGCTTTCCATGAAGTACACCACCCATAGGCACCTCTTGTGACATCTGGCGATACTGTGATCACTGGTGTTTCTAACTGGTTGTCATAATATTTCTTATTGAAGATAGAAAATAAATTTTCAAATTTACCAATAACTGCTTTCAAACTTACATCATTCATTGTCCATCACTCCTTTCACTCTGGGTAATCTTATTGCCAGTAAGATTACCAATCATTTCACCCACTAAATATAAATATCTTAATTAAAAGTCGTTAGTTTTGAACTTTAGGTGTAAAAAAATAATCCTTAATTTCTTCTATTGGAATTTCCAAAATAGTTAATGCTTTATCAATATCTGGCTGGGTAAATTTTCTCTCATTATTCAATTTTAATGATACTGTTCGTTCTGATAAACCCATTAACTTAGCAAAATTTTGTTGATTACCACATTTTTCAACAATTCTTCCTTTTAACTTTGAATATTCATAAGACATTTCGTTTCACCTCATTTCTTTTAAATTCTAGTTCGCTACTTTTTTAGTCGTTAGTTTTGAACTACCTATATAATATTCTTTATTGTTCAAAAAGTCAATACAAAAATTCAAAATTAACTACTTTTTGTAGTTTTTCTTGAACTTATGTTCAATTTATATTAAAATATTAACTAGAAAGGAAGTGAAAAAATGAAAAACAATCCTAAAAAAATATCCAACACAAAAGAACGACTAAAGTATTATATGAACTTAAAAAACATCAAACAAAAAGATATTGTAGAATTATGTGAACCATACTGTCAAATGTATAATGTGAAATTTAATAAATCTGATATAAGCCAATATGTTACTGGTCGTTCTGAACCTAATCAGGATAAACTATATGTTTTGAGTGAAGCATTACAAGTTAATATAGAATGGTTAATGGGTTATGATTTTCCTATGGATAAAGAAATTAATTGGGATAGTTTTAAAGATTTAGAAAAAGAATTACAACAACAATTACCAGTTCTTGAAGATTTAGCAAAAGTGTTTGGGAAAGATTTTTATAAGTTAGTAACTTTATATGATATGCTAAATGTTGATGGTAAGCAAAAGATACAAGATTATATTTTAGATATTTGTGAAAATGAAAAATATCTAAAAGAAGATATTGATCAACAAAGTTTATATCAAGCAATGAGTATATAACTAATTCTTCTACTGTAACCTTTATTTTTGAAAGTTTATTTTCAAAATGGTACAAGATTTAAAAAGGTACAAGATGAAATAAATCAATCTTGTACTTTGAAAAGTATTGATTTTAT